ACTTCTACTACTTGCTGCACCAGTAAGAGCAGAAGCATTAACTTGGAAGGAATTCTGGGAGCCCTTTCAGGAGTCTTACCATTATGGTCACAGTCATGGGTCTCCCCATTGGCAAGACTGGCATTATGATCACCATCATCGCCATCCTCATTACGGACCACATCGTAGAAGATGTGAGGTTACAATCACTAAGAAATACTGGGTACCAGGTCATTACCTAGGTCATGGCAACACATGGATACCAGGTTACTGGGAGAAACGAGACGTGATCGAGTGGGAAAGGTGCAGAAGAAGAGTTAGACCACTTTGATATATTATTCGACTTTTTGAACAAGCAAAACCCCCGAAAAAATCGGGGGTATTTTTTTGTCCTGTAGGGTCGATAAGTAAAAATACCTAGGAAGACCCATATTGGTTAGTTGTAGTTGAATTATCTGTTGCACCTGCTGTAGTAGTTGTAGTTATTACTGTGCTACCATCTGATAATACATCACCTGCACTAATAGTTGGATCTGAGGTATCAAACGTCCTAGACGAGTAATCTGCTTCAGACGCAAATTCGACAGAACTCGTTTGACCGATATTTGTGTTATAAGTCGGTTTAACGGTAATAAACTGCTCTTGGATAGTATCCTTAGATTTCTTAGATCCTTCAGTTGGGTCAGTTTCGCTATTTGGAAGATATCCGACTAAACTGGAGAATTCTTCAATAAACCCAGTTATGAAATCTTTCTTTAAAAGGTAAATATTGCGTTTATAGTCATTTTTCTGTGATTCGTGGTCATAGACAGATACTGGTCTAACGGTCTCATCTTTAGGAATTACAGTACCGTCAGGTCTTGTATATGACCAATCTTCAGGTACAGTGCGGTCTTCTTTAACAAGAATACGTCCTCTTGCATCTGTGATTCTCTGAGTTACCCAATGATGGACAGAATCAGCATCCTCTTCATATGTACTATCAATATACCTTTCTAACTCATCTTCAGACATGGGCCATTCTTCATAGATATTGATGATATTATTGCAAAGTAGTATAACCCAGTCATATTGCATATTTCCATATACCTCTAAAGCAACCTGATCTGGTCTCTGGTTGTTTTTTACTGTATACTGCTGAAATCCTAATACTATATCTTCCAGATCTTCACGTATTTTGATCCTTCTAAAGATATTCTTAGCAATAGTGTAAGGATCTACGTTATTTTGACGATAACTAGATGTCCTTACATGTACATTTGGTAAATGGGTAAAATATGCCATTATGCTATGTTATTTGAGTTAAATGGACCAAAGTCACCTAAGATTTCTCTTACCTGATCTAAGAAGCTCTGTTGCTCAGGAGTATATCCAGGATTTTCATTTTGGGTCTGTTGACGAGTTTCTGGAAGCTCTCCATAAGTTTGCTTTGTAAGGAATTCAGTCTCTTTGAATGATAGTGATAAGTTATATTTCAAAGCACCAAAGTCCATCTCTCTAGAACCTGCATATGAAGATCTTAGAGATGTATAGTCTGGCATTCCAACAGTAACATTAGTGCAAACCATTTTTGTTGGGAATTGCATTATTGCACTTAGAATACCACCAGCACCACCAGTTCCAGGGTTGGCAATCTCTTCTTTACCACCACCTTTGTCGATATATCTAACAGTTGATACTCGGAAGTATTCTGGTATTGTTAACCATTTGTTTCCACCACTAAGACCAGGTAATGACCAGTATCTAAATCTTTGAATAATATCATATATGGTTGTTGCATCAGCAGTACTCTTTGGTACTAATTCCCAATTCCATGAATGGTCTCTGAAGTTTCCTTGTCCTGTATAGGTTGCTTCTGCATATGGGTTAAATATCTTCTTACCAATTATTGAGGTTAATTGCTCTCTACTAACATTTGTATTACCACCAGTAGCACTAATAGCAGCATTAATCACTTTACTTGCTGCACCATAACCTATTTGTGGCATTGCACTTTCTGCTGCACTTTTTATTTTCTCAGCAACACTATCAGTGTCTATTCCACCTTCAGCATTAGCAGCTTCTGCTGCAATACCTACAAGTTCTTTACCTGCTGGACCTAAATTTACCTGACCCCAACCTTGATTATGTTTCTCAGATAACTGCTTGGGTAAATATAGATATATTGTATCTTTAAGTTGATTCTCTTTTTGAGTAAAGACTTCAAATTTTAGATAGTCGATTACTTCAGTTGGAAACGCAGCACCATCCGTAATAGTCTCTCTACTACTTGCTGAATTGACTCCAATTGGTTTTGCTTGTGGAAAAACTAATACCATGTCTTATAAAGGATATTTCCGACCATCAAATAAACATAAGTACAAAGGTGATCACACTAATGTTATTTATAGAAGTTTGTGGGAAAAAAAGTTTATGCATTGGTGTGACATGAATATTAACGTATTGGAGTGGGGCAGTGAAGAGATTATTATTCCTTATAGGAGTCCTTTGGACAACAGGACTCACCGTTATTATCCTGATTTCTATGTTAGAGCCAGAACTAAGGATGGAAGAGTCACCAAATCGATCATCGAAATTAAACCAGCTGCACAGACTAAACCCCCTAAACGTAAATCGCAGAAGGCTCGGACCTTTATAACAGAAGTGAAGACTTGGAATGTAAATAGTGCTAAATGGAGAGCAGCAAGAAATTTCTGTGCCCATAGAGGTATGCAATTTATCATACTGACCGAAAAACATTTAAACTTATGAGTATCTTTACAGACGTAAAAGACCTCGCAGAAGGAGTAAAACAGTCTAAACAGTGGTATAGAGAGCAACTTCAATATGGATTAGAGTCATATGAAGGTGGTTTCACTGTAGGAGATATTATATTCTTCAATTATTCAGCTCAGACACCAGATTTGAAATTCTGGGATACTTTCCCTATGGTACTAATCACAGATGTAGATTACCAGAAGAAGCAATTCTCTGGAGGGAATATGCACTATCTGAGACCTAATAGTAGAAGAAGTATGGCAAATACATGGGCTTCGGGTGGTATATCATATCCTATGCGTTGCCATCATAAATACTTTATGTCTAGTGTCACTAGTGCTTATAATGTACCTCAAGAAGAGCTGCGAGATATGACACCACTTCCAGTTGAACAATTTGTTATCAGACCAAAAGGTCTAGGTAGGGTAATGGAAGTCCCTAGCAGTATAATTTGGAGTAGACTCAAATGAGTGCTAATAGTTTTGACATTTTTAAGGATATGGTCATATCTGGACAGGCAGAGCCTTCCAGATCGAATCTTTATGGTGTTAAATTATATCTTCCCACATGCATACTAGCAAATGAGCAGTTTGTTAATAGAGATAGGAGATATGCCAACAATGCATTTAATTATCTTGCAGATGCAGTTGTAATACCTGGAAAAAGGGTATTAGATACACCAGTAGCACAAGCATGGCAAGGTGCACAATATTCACATGCTAGAGCTCAGCAGCATGGTGATTTAGATATCACATTTGTTTCTGATAAGTACCAATTCCATCGTAGATTCTTTGAGCAATGGATGAATTGGGCAGCACCAGACATGGAGAATAGGTCTGGCATATATGAAGAGTATACTACTAACCTTGTAATAACAAAGTGGGAGATAGCATCTCCTGTTAATTGGGAAGGAGTTACGGATACAGCACAGTTGTATAGACAGAGACTTAATTCTGTAAATTCAGTTTGGCAATTCTTCGGAGCATGGCCCTATGATATGGGTGGAGCATCATATAATAATGGACCAACGAATTTAGTTAAGTTTAGCGTTAAGTTTAAGCACGAGAGATATAGGTTTGATGCTGTTGGTGATGGTGCAATGGGACCAAATGCACCAGATAGATATGTTAATGGTGCTACCAATGATTTAAGTGTTGTTGGAATTAGTGGTTCACAAGCAGATGCAGCTCAGTTTGGTGCCTAAATAGAAATATAATTATTAATTGTTATGCCTTTACCTAAGTTAGCCATACCTGAGTATGAAGCGACCCTGCCTGTCACAGGCACAAAAATATCATATAGACCGTTTCTAGTTAAGGAAGAGAAACTACTCTACCTTGCTATGGAGTCGCAAGACAACAAGCAAATGGTCAAAGCAGTGAAAACCATAATTAAAAACTGTACTAATCTAAAATCTAAAGTTGAGAATCTCGCTACCTTCGAGATTGAATATATCTTCCTTAAGATTAGATCTGTTGCAGTTGGTGAGGTAAGTGAATTTAAAATCACTTGTCCAGATGATGAGAAAACACAAGTGGATGTGACCATACCTTTAAGTGAGGTTACTGTCAATATCCCAGATAATCATAATGCTAAGATTCAATTAGATGACAATGTTGGTATTGTTATGAAGTATCCTTCATTGGATGTCTTTATTCAGCAAAACCTTGCAGAAGATCCTGACATTGAAGATGTATTTGAATTAGCAGCAGGATGTATTGACCAAGTATACGACTCAGAAGAAGTATATGATACCTTTACTAAGAAGGAAGCATTAGATTTCCTTGAGGAATTAAATGCAGACCAGTTTGGTAAGATTCAGCAATTCTTTGAGACTATGCCTAAATTATCATACACATTAGAGGTAACTAACCCCAACACAAAAGTTAAGAGCGAAATGGTACTTGAGGGTCTAGCGGCTTTTTTCGAGTAGCGTTAATGCATGACAGTCTTGAGAATTACTACAAGACTAACTTTGCATTAATGCAGCACCACAAATACTCTTTGACTGAGTTGGAAGACATGATACCGTGGGAACGTGATGTATACGTGAACCTTCTTATTGCTCATATTCAAGAGGAAGAGAGGAGGCAAAAACAAGACGAGAATAAAATGGCTCTCTAATGGCGATTAAGAGTTACGTTAAAATTAGACCTATCAAAGATGATGAGGCATTCTCTGGATCCTTTAATAGTATTCGGAAGGGCATCAATCGTACTGGTGTAACTGCTGATAGTATAGGTAATAATTTAGTAGAGACTCATAAACTTATCAGATTTGAGAAGGAATGGTTAAGATCTGATACTCGGAAAGAAATAAGAGAGGATAAAGCAGAAGAGAAACAAGACCTTAATGTGTTCCAGAAATGGGCAAAAGGTTTTAAAGGTATGTTCAAGTTTGAGCAGAGGAATAAGAAAGAGGATAAAGCAGAGAAGAAACCAACTAAAGAGAAACAGGAGAATCCCCTTAAGGAAAAGGTAGCAAAGACAGCTATGGGATTCTTTGAGATGATGAGTAACTTCTTATCTCCCATATTTGACATCTTTGTTAAGATGGCACTCTTTAAATGGTTGAGTGATGGGAATAATGCTAAGAAAGCTGCGAAAGTTTTTAGATTAATATTCAGTATAGGTAAGTTTGCTTTCGCTATACTAGGGTTTGGTGTCAAGAATATTGCTGAAGGTATCACTAATATATTTGGTGCAGGTGGTCAGAAAGGTATTGCTAAGGCATTTGCACCTATTACAGGATTCTTCCAGTTAATTGCAGGTTTTGCCACACTTAGGTACCTATTAAATCCATTAAAACTATTCAGTGATGGTGTTAAGGTAAAGAATCTCTTTAGAGATACTTCCATGAAGGAGTTGGAATGGAAGAAACAAGAGCAATGGCGTAAGTTTGGTTATAAGGATACAGAGACAGGTAAGATATACACTGAGAAAGAATTTAAGGCACAGAAGAAGTCAGTTGAGAGACAGCAGAAGAAGTTAAGAGCACAGGGTAGAGACGATCAAGCAAGGAAGGTTGGTAATAAGTTTAATCAGAGAGTAAAGAATCCTACTAGATTGCAATCTGGTAAGAATATTGCAAAGGGTGTTGGTAAGCAAGCAATCAAACCTGGAATGCAGAAAGGTATTGCAGTACTAGGTGGTGTTACTCGTATTGCATCGGGTATTGCTAGTGGTGAGGATGCTACTCAAGCAGTAGGTGCAGGTGTTGGACAGGCAGCAGGAGGAATGATAGGTGCTGCATTATTAACACCATTCTTAGGACCATTTGGACCTATAGTTGGTAATGCATTAGGTGGATTCTTAGGTGAGTGGGTAGGTAAGACATTCTTACCAGTGATTAAACCTATCTTTGAACCTATTAAGAAGTTCTTTGTAATGGCATGGGATTTAATATCTGGTATTGCTAAAGAGACAGGTGTAACAGAGTATCTTGGTACCTTATTCCAATTCATAGGTCAGATTGGTAAGGTGATGTTTGATATAGTAGGTTGGATTATGAAACCTATTACATGGTTATTGGGTGGTGTAATTAAAATACTGGGAGGTATTATATCCTTTATTATTAAAGCTGCGAAGAATATATTTGCCTTTATGATTAATCCTATAGGATTCGCATGGAAAATTATAAGACGTAAGGATCCTGGTGAGGATGTAAAACTAGAAGAGTTTGGTGATGGTGGTCAGATGGTGATCACTAAGGGTAAACCTGCTAAGAAGGTACCACCGTTGCAGTCACTTGCTGGTGGTGGACCTACAAGAGTTAAACTTACTGCTGCGGATGTAGAACCACCTCAATTTGTATACAGTCTTCAGAAGTTTACCAGTAAGACCACAGAGTATATTAAAAATGGTGAGTTAGTTGAGTTGAAGAAAGAGAAGGACTTCTATGAGGTAATGGGATCCATTTATTATCATATTCTACTTAAGAACCATGATGATATTCTTGGTAAGTTGATTAGTATGAGGTTACTTAAACCACATCATACTATTAGAGATGTTATTGAGGGTAGTGCAGCTGATCATATTAAACCAGAGGTACTATATCCTATCTTTAAAGAAAGTGAAGCACAGAGGTTAAGTGATGAAGAGGGAAGACAAAGGACATTAGATTTCTATAAGAGACATAATCTTAAAGTTGGTGAGTCATGGATAGCTGATAACTTTGCAAAGGGTGGTAAGGTAAAGGGTTTCTTCAAGGCATCTAAGGGTGGTAAGGTACAACCCATCTATCAAGTACCAAAAATGGAGATGGGTGGCGAGTTAGCAGATTATAATACTATTAAGATGAATCAAGAGAAACAGGAGGCTATGCATGCCAAGTTTGCTTACAAGCAAAAGAATGAAGCAGATCTGGAAGATGTTATAGCACCACCTAGGACAGTAATATTAAAGACTACTGTACCAGTAATAAATACTGTTGGCGTTGGTACTAAAACCAGGGCAATTACAACTAGTCCTAGTCCCATGTTCACCTGTTAATAGATGGCAAAAGTATCACCAAAAGTAGCAAAAGCAACCATGTATAAGATGATATCTTATAAGGGTGCTACTGGTGTTCAGTCGAAACATACACCTATCACTGCTGCTGCAAGATTGCCAAAGGTTGAGGGTAGTGTAAATACAGGACTTAGATCTATAGTTAATGGTATTAATGCATTAGGTTCTACTCTTAATAGTATTGCTGCTAACACACAAAGTAACCTAGAGTCATGGCGTGATAATGTCAGAGGTCAGATAAAGAATGCTAATTTATTACAGAAGCAAGAAGAGAAGACTGATAAGAAGGATAGAAAGAGAAAGTTATTTAAGGATAAACAGACAGAGAAGAGGAGGAAATTTCAGTTAAGGAATACTAAGGAAGAGAAGGCAGAGAAGGCAAAAGAAAAGAAGAAGACTGGTTTCGCTGAGAGAGGCATAGGAGCAGCGAAGAAAGTAGGTGGTGGTTTATTTGCTATCTTAGGGAATTTGTTTGGTCTTTTAATGGACGCAATCAAATTCAAGATATTTGAATGGATATCAAAGAATCCTAAGAAAGTACTTAGGTTAGGACTGACCCTAGCTGCTATAGGTAAGTTTGTATTTAATATAATAGGATTCCTAGGTGGGATGTCACTGGATGGTCTTACATCATTCTTAGAAAATCCTATTAGTTTGAAAGGATTCTTTGGTATATTCAAGTTCCTTCTTGGTGCTGTACCTATATTCGCTGGAATGGTACTGCTCAAGAATCCTAAGTTGATGCTTGATGGTGCGAAGAAGGTAATAGGAGGTATAGTAGGGGGTCTTAGGAAACTATTTGGATTCCAGAGTAAGGATCAGAAGTTTAAAGAATTTAAACTTAAGAAGATACAGGGAAAGAAGGGTAACTTCTTCTCATCTAAAGCAGGTAAGATTACTGCTGGACTAGGTGCTGGTTTCGCTGGATTCACAGCAGCAAAAGCTAGTGGTGCTAGTAATACTGAGGCAGCTGGAGCTGGTGCAGGTGCTGCTGGTGGTCAGGCACTTGGTGCTAAACTAGGTGCGATGACTGGTATTCCTGGTGCTGGTGCCGTTGGTGGTATGGTAGGAGGTTTGGCAGGTGGTAAGATCGGTCAAGCAGTTGGTGGTCTTATAGAACCTATCGTAGAACCTATCAGTAAATTCTTTAAGATGATTGGTGATACCTTCGGTGGTATCGTAGCAGAGATAAAGGCACCACTAGAAGAATTCTTTAAGACACTTGGTTCATTCCTAACAGGTATATTGGAAGTGGTAGAACCACATATACCACTCATTAGTAAGATTATAGGAATTGGTTTCAAAACATTATTCCTACCACTATTCTTAGGAATGAAAGCTCTAACTGCTGTATTGAAACTCTTTACTGGTGGTAAGGATGGTAAGAAAGATGAGAAGATAAAACCTGGTGGTGGAGGTGGTGAAAAACCTACTGGAGGTGGTGAAAAACCTGGTAGTGAACCAGCTGTAAAGAAATTCAAAGCAACACTAATTGCAGGTATGCCTGTAGTAGGTGATAGACTGAATCCTCAGCAGATGGCAGCCATTGGTATGGCACGTTCGATGGATGAGAGGAATTTCCAGCGAATGGATCCTAAGATTCAGAAGATGTATGAGGATCAGAAGTCTGAAGTTAAAACCACAAAATCAATACAAAAAGAAGAGAAGGATAGAAAACCTGAAGCTGATCCATTTGGTTTTTCAAAAGGTGGTTGGATTAAAGGTCCAATGTCAGGTTATCCTGTATCATTGGATGGTAAGTCCACATCCTTTATTGGACATGGTACAGAGTATGTTGGTAGGAAGTCAGGTGGTAAAGCATTTGTAATACCATTTAATACTCCTGCTACTCAAAAGGATTCCTCTTTAACTGCTAGAAGGTGGGGTGAAGCTAAGAGGGGTGGTTATTCTCTACCAGGATATGCTAAGGGTGGTAAAGCATTAGTTAAACCTAAGAAGAATAAGGCATTCGGATGGTTGAAGAAGAAGTTTGATAACTTACCTCAAGTAAAAGCAGCGAAGTGGTTAGGTAATAAGGTTAGTAATAAGATAGAGCAAGCACATAAGATGCTTGGTGCAAAGGATGAAGAGGGTAGACCACAGGGTATAGCAAGGTGGTTAGCAGGTGCTGCTGATACTGCTACTGGTGGTGTATTTGATTTTGATAAGCGTGGTAGTATGCTTGATGGTGCTAGTCGATTAAAGGATAATATTGGTCAGAAGTTAGAAGATGCGAAACAGAAATCACAGCAACAAAGATATGAGAAGTTGAAGAATAGTCTTCAAGATAGTGCATCCACTATAATGTTGGATCAAGGAGAGGCTCCTATGAATATGCCTGGTGGTGATATGACTACAGATAATCCTATTGTTATACCTGGTGATCATCACCATGATGCTGACAAGTTCATATATCCTAAGTATGGACTTATTGCTGAGTTTATGACAGATCCTGTGGAGTTTATGTAAATGTCACAAGTAGTAGAATACATTAACGATCTTAAGACTGCATGGGCAACCATTAAGTATGGTATAAATCCAGGTGGAGGAGGTACCTATAATGCTGATAATGCTAGAGACTTTGAGATCCAGAAGTTACAGTTAGAAACAGCAGATGGTAAGAAACTATATGATATGACTGAGATGGTATTGGAATTCCAGTACCATGAATCCCTTGAGTCTTCCTTTCTAAGGTGTGACATCAGTATCTTAGATGCTATTGATTGGAATCATAACCTTAAGGGTGGTGAGAAAGTCTTTCTTAAAATGGTGACTGGTACTGCTATTAGAAGTGATCATCTAGATTGTGAATTGATGGTCTATAAGATTGGTAGTATATCTAAGACTGAGAGAGGACAGTTGTATATCTTACATTGTGTATCTCCTGAGATGTATGCTGATGAAATGAATAAGGTATTCAAAGCATTTGGACCAGGAGAAGGTGCTAAGGATGTAGAGAATATACCAAAGCATATCTGTGATGAATACCTTAAGACTAAGGGTACACAGAAGGCAAACAAATATAATTTTGAGAATCATTCAAAATATACCTTCATATCAACTAACTGGAAACCTAGTGATGCTATTCATTTCTTATCCGATAAGGTAACTAGATTGACTGGTAGTAAAGCTGGTAATAAACAGTCTGGATTCTTATTCTGGCAAAATAGGAATGGGTTTAACTTTAGATCTATTGATAGTATTGCTAAAGGTGAAGCAACTAGGAATGGTGTCTACACATATACTTACGTGCAAGGTGCTCAAGAGGGTGCAGATAAGAGGTATGCTATTGAGACATTAACATATCCTGATAAGGCAAATCATCTATCCAATATGAGGATGGGTACTTATAAGACATCTGCTATTGGTATATCACTGGCATCACAGAAGGATAGTTATGCACCTGTATCTGGAGATAAGAAAGAGGCAGATGCAAATGAGTCAGTGGATTCTGTCACCAGTGAGGGTGGTGTGGTATCAGGTACTGGACTATCACCTGCACCTAGTGGTACAATAAGTGAGCTTAAGGTACTTAATTGTAACGAGGTATTTGCTAAAGCAAATAAGGTAGTAGATGGTCCTGGAGGTAATCAGTCAACAATGCCATTTGAAGTACCTACAAACTTTGACATTGAGAAGGCACTACCCACTAGGATGAAGATCAGGGCGTTACCTGGAATGAAGAATCAAACCAGTAATGGTAATGTTAACAACGGCACAAATCCGAATATCGACACAATGGCAGTTGCACAATATGCAGCAGCGAGGTATAATTTATTCAAGGCTATTAAGTTGGATATAACTGTCGCTGGTAATACTGCTCTAACAGCAGGTAATGTCATCGATATTAGAATACCTTCTTCTCAAGAGGAGGGAACAGATGTTAAGTTAGATAGGAGATTTAGTGGTAAGTATATTATTGCGGGACTCACACATATCTACAGAAAAGCAGGTATGACTACCAAATTATACCTTGTTAGAGACTCAATTCCTAGAAATTCGTAGCCGATTATATAAATAACTATACACGATATGGTAAACAAAATGCAGACCATAGAACAGCACATTCAAAGAGATAGGGATCTTGTTGATGATCCTCAGACGAATCCTGCTGCACGTCGCCACTTCAAGGAAGAACTTCATGAACTCGAAGTGTATGCAGAGCACCATGCAGCAGAGATAGCAGCAGGTGATCACCATGATCCAAACGCAATTGAACTATTTTGCGAGATGCATCCTGACGAGCCAGAATGTTTAGTATATGATGATTAAATGATTGATCTCTGGTTTCCAACCGCAATATATCATGAAGACTTAAAACCTAATCAAGATACCAAGCAGCAAATGCTTGAGTACCTTGAGGGTATCCCTGTTACATCAAATAGTTACTCTGGAGATAATCACGGTGACTATTTACTCTTTAATGATAAGAGATTTCACTGGTTAAATAGTGAGGTCTCTTTTCACTGTAAGGAATATCTCAGAGCATTTAATGTTGATATAGATAAGATTAAACTATATGCATCAAAGGCATGGCCCACTAGATGTGTTAAAGGTGGTAAGATTAATAGACATACTCATCCCAATTCAGTATTGAGTGTGGTATACTATCCTAAGTCATCTAATCAATTGAATGGTGGTAAACTTAAGTTTTATTCACCTCATACTAATAAACTACCTATACATGTAGAAGAATATAATGACCTCAGTTACAGTGATACACAATACGTACCTGAGGAGGATAGACTATTCATATTTCCATCTTATCTAGACCATGAAGTAGAAACATACTATGGTCACAGTCCACGTTATTCTATATCATATGATATAATAGTGACCGCATCTGATGTTAAGACTAATAATGAATTTGCTATTGTAGATCCTAATAGTTGGAGAGATATTGATGTTATTTAATGAAGTAGTAGGTCACTATAGGAATAGGGATCAGGCATATTCTAATCCCTCACAATGGCCTCAGATAGATATACGAATAACAGAACCTGGATATGGTATACTATTAGCCAAGTCTTGGTATAAGTATAAGGGAGAAGACAATCCATATAATTATATACAGTATAATTGGGAAAAGATGGATGGCAACATCATCTATACTAAAACTACTAATCTTACTACTGGTGTTGAGTCCTGTCCTTTCATTTGGCACTGGGATGGAGTTTGGTGGAATGGAAATACTGATGGAGAATGTATCCAAGGTAACACGAGGATGGTCTCGAAGATAAGATTCAATGGCATGGAGTATCGTGCTATAGATACTGGATATGATTTAGAGACTGGAGACTTTAAATGGGGCAAGGAGGAATCAGAAGGTGAATTTTGCTTCAAGAGACTTGATAAATAAAAGAAACAACTAATATACTATGGGCGTACGTACCGACTATCTTGGAAGAGATACATTTACTTGGTGGGTAGGAGAAGTCGAAGAGATTCGAGATCCTTCCGAGCTAGGTCGTATCAAGGTGCGTATCCTTGGGTGGTATACAGGCAATTCAGAAGGAAAGGCATATTTAAAAGAAGTCCCACCAGAGATATTACCTTGGGCAACAGTATTACTACCAACTGACCAACCACAAACTAAGTCAGCAGGTACCACAACAGAATTACAACCAGGAGCATGGGTATTAGGTTTCTTCCTTGATGGTGAAGAAGCACAACTACCATGTGTTTTAGGTGCGTTCAGAGGATTCCAACAGTTACAGTCTGATGGTGCTACAACTATTGCTGATGCTACTGCTGCAAATGAATTAAAGACTGATACACCACAACAGACTGACCTTACTAATGTTAATGCAAGGGATGGATCACCATTCCCTAAGAATGAAAACACACCTGCTTCCCCTGAAGGAGAGCAAGAGGAGTCAAGGGGTGGTGGTATTAATATGGCAGAGGCAGTAGTTCCTGGTAACGCAGTGAGTAACCCAATTAAACCACCTGTTAATGGTGTGGGTATTGCTGATGGTGTTGCTGGACCTGCTGGTAAAGGATTTGAAAAGGATATGACTAGGATGCTCACCGAGTTAGGTGAGATGGCAGCAGCTATGTCTTCAGGTCCAGGTGGATTTGTCTCCATGATTACTGGTAATAAGATGGCAGGAGACAAGGTTAGAGAGAAACTTGGCACTGTTATGAATTTCATGGCAGGTGGTATATCTGGTATTCTTGCACCCTTGAAAGAGATAATGGCAAAGTTAATTGCCGAGGTTGTGGGAATGGTAGTGAAGATTGTATCTTCATTCGTACCACTTATAGTTGTCAACATGTTGATGACATTCTTAGAGCAGATCTTCGCTCTATTCTGTGCAAAGATGCCAATGTGGTTGGGATTGGTTAAATCGGCACTGAGTGATACGGCAAACTTTGCTAACCAAATGGCGAGCCTTGCTGTAGATAAGATAGCTACGTCTAAATTAGGTAAGACTATTGATTCTGCTGTTAAGGGAATAAGCAATCGTGTCTTAAGTGGTATCACTAATGCAATGAATCGTGTTAAGAATGTTGCTGGTGATGTTATCTCTGCTGTTAGCACTGCTAAGGGTATGCTAGGTAAAGCAAAGGCACTAGGTGATACAGTACAATCTATATTTGAGTTTGACTTCACCGAACTAGACTGGGGTAGTCTCCTTCAAATCCTTATGGCAATTCTAGGAGCACTATTTAAAAAGAGTTGTAACAGAAAGATAAAGAGGCCGAAATCTAAGTCGTGGTTCCCTCTGATAGGTACTACGACTTGCGATAACATAGATGATGCCATTAAAGGCACACCCTATGAGGATGTTGATAACCTTTATAATCCAGGTACATCTACAGACCTTACAACATTGAATATGTCTGCTACTCCTACTACTTCAGCAGCAGATGGTACTCAATCAGGTGCTATGGGTAGTTACATCGATCAGATGTTTAAGGATACCAATCCATATCTAATGCAGGTATCAAGTCATCTTAATGGTACTAGAATTATAGATGATGCCACTCCTAAGAAAGAAAAGAGGGTGGTAGTTGGACCTGGTGGTGTTAGTACTTTTGAAGATAAGTTTGGTAATAGACATACTAATGTACCTAATAACGATACTAAGATTATCTCTAGGGACAAGTGTGAAGTCATTGAGAAAAACTATGCACTAACAGTTCAAGAAGACTTATACATTAAGGTCATGGGTAATTTCCACCTTGAGGTTGAAGGCACGTGGAATACACATGTATCTCAAGGACCACAGGCAGAAGCAGAAGGATCTTCTAAGACACCTGATCTTACTGGTAGTGGTGATAGTATAGAGGCAGTTGATACTAACGTTACTCAGGGTACAGTACCATCAGATACTGTTGCACAGAATCAGACATTCCAAGCACAGCAAGCAGGAGAGGATGCAGATTTATATGTTAATAGAAGAGATCAACAAGTAACTAAGAATAATGTAGGTGGTTTCTATCCAGTACATGAAATACCTTTTGATCCTCGTGCTGATGCATATGGACGTACTCAAAATGGACCAAAGTTATCAGGTGGTCTAACTGATTCTACAGAGCAGAAGTCTTCTGCTAGATTTGAGGGTGATCGTGATGTATCAATAGGTGGTGAGTTTAAACATCAAGCAGCTAAGTCAAGTTTTACTGGTATTGAATCATTAATGCTTAACTCTCAAAACATTAAGATAGAGGGTAATACCATTGAAAATGTTGCTGATGGTGAAATAATCAATCAGGCCAACTGGATCAGTTCTTTCCTAAATTCAGGTAGATTTGAGTTTATTGCATTGTTTGGTGCATCGAAGTCCTTAACTGGTCAATTCTCTATGGTTAAGGGTTGTATCGTTGATATTACTACAGACACACCATTCCCAGGAATTGCACCACCTACACAGGTTAGAATTTCAGTAGGTCAACAATTCCCTAGTAGTATGGCAGACATACTTGCTGGTTCACAAAACTCATTCCATGCTACCTTTATACAAGCACCTACTGGTGTTATAGCAGAATTCGTACCACAAGGTGCTATTATTAACCAGTGTAATAACGGTTTAGGAGCATACGTGGTTAATAATGGTTACATGGCAGTGGGTTGTGCTGCTGGTCCATGTCAAGTATTTGGATTACCAGTCCTTTTGAATTAGTGTTACAGTTTCGACACACACTTGACAAGTGATTGAAATAAGCTTATATTGAATTTGTTGACAAGGCTTATCGCATTGCCTTGATCAGCGTATTCTAAAGCAACATATTATTATGTCTAATACAGTAGCTGAGCTATATGCTGGGCTTAACATTCCTTTTACTCCTGGTTCTAAGGGAAGTAAAAACCAATTCTTTCGGGCAACTCGTGAAGAAGTCCTAACATGGCAAGTACCTCCTAAGATTCAGAGGAAACTGTCACCAAGTAATCTAAAATCTATGGGGATCCTAGATTGGAATCTCCTTATCCCTGTCATAGTTTCAGACAGACCTCAATCACTAGAAGAGTGGGGTGGTAGACAACTACTAGATGGACAGCATGAAGCTATGTTGTTTATCGGATCACAAGAAGAAGATGATCTACCTTACATGCTTATTGAGCATTCACAAAATGCTACTCTTAATGAAGTGCTGAGGAAAGAAGCACAGATATTTAAAAAGTTAAACACACAAAGGAAGAATCTAACAACTCTAGATGTCCTAAGAGCAGAGTATGTTTATGATGAGCCATTTGCTCTACATATCCATGCTGTTATGACTGCATTAAACTTAGCAGCAGATCGTTTTGGATCTGAGGATGTAAATGCAAAGGATATTGAAGCATTCAATCATTTCTATTACACAGTAAAGAATGATAATGAAGCCACTCCTATAGGTATTGCACGATTACAGTCTGCTAAGAAGTTGTATTTTGCGATATATCCTAGAGCACAGAAGTTACATGGTACTGCTTTTAGGGCAATTGCTTTCCTTGACAGATTCATCAATGATGGTCTTGCTAATGGTAAGCAAAGTATCTTTAAGCAGTGGTGTATTGATTCTATTCAGAGAGAATGGAGTCCAAAGTCACTTGTTAAGGGTTATTCATCCTTTAACTGTCATCGATGGATCCTATATCGTATCATTGACAAGTACAATAGAGAGCAGTCTAACCTTAAAGGTAAGGGTGCACAGACTATTGGACAAGCAACACTCGTTTCTGCTGCTCAACGTAATGAGAAGTTCAAGCATCCTGACCAAGATGAGTGGACAGCGAGGACTACAGGCTTGACAACGGTCAAGTAGTCCTATATACTGTGTGCAGTGACCCATCCAAAATGGCTAAGATAACAGGTGATGCGGATACATATCTAGAGCATATCTGGATTGATGTATCAAAGAGACAAGTGAAGATCATGGATAATGAGGGATATGATGAGATAGTGACGTGGGAGTTCAGTGAGGATGGAGTGGATGGGTTCACTGAAACATTACAGCACTTCCGAAACACAGTGCCAGACGACATGATAACCTACCTATGAATATCATAAATTTAACACAGGGGGAGTTCCAAGAGAACGTCCCCTTTTCTCTTAGACTGGTAGAGAAGGGCAATACCTTGAAGGTCACGACTGACAATGGTATTGTCTGTATTGTTTCACCAGTAGCATCTGTTGCTCAAGACCCTGAGAAACCAGATATAAATATTCCAACACCTGAAGACTTCGTGCCAGATCCTGTTGGTACACGGACATTCGTAGACGGAGCACTGAGGGAGATGACACAGGGATTCTGACATGAAAGGACGTATCACTCGCAATTACTGTTATTTGAATGACAAAGTGGTTGACATGTGGTATATTCAAGGTATCCCTTTCACCTTCGATGAATTGCCAGCACCAATGGCAATCGAAGAGATACAGCAGGAAGCTGCTAGTAACGAGAGTTACACGATGGAAGACATGATGCAATGGTCTGACTATTTGATAGCAGAGCAGTGCCACCCACTACTGTTTACAGTAGAGGAATTTATTGACAACTATGAGGAAGTACCCGAGTGAAAATCTTTTTAGATACTGCTGATGTCCCAACCATTCTCAAACACTTTGAGACTGGATTGATCGATGGTATCACAACTAATCCATCTCTTATTAAGAAGAGTGGTAGAGATCCATTGGATGTCTATCGTGAGTTGATGATTGCTGGTGTCCCTGACATTAGCATGGAAGTCGTAGAAGACATGGAGTTT